CAAGAGATTCATTCGCCTGCGTCAGCATGTCCGTGCTTGTGAACAGCTCCACTTCAAGTTTGCTCAGAGCCAGTGTCAAACTCGTGTTGATCGAGTTCGCAACGTTCAGGGCTTCGCTGATCTTGTCGGCTTCGGTCTTCGGTGCGTTTGGGCCCTCAAGCACGAGTTGAAGCTGGTGCCCCATCGAGGCTAGCCTCTGAAGGCCACTTTCGATTTCATCGAGTCCCATCTTCGCCAGCGTGGCATCTTGAGAAAACTTTCCAAAAGTCCCCTCAACAAGCGGCAGAACAATTCCTGCTATTGTTTTTACATTCACGGATCGGGCTCCGGTTGCGCCGCCGGCTGAGGCCTTTGGCTGGTTAAATCTTCCCCTGCAAAAGAAGAAGGGGGCAACTGCCCCCCTCTCCTTCTCCGAAAGTGGCTACCAATTAAATCTGGTCAGCTACGGCCACCGCCCACTCCGGACGAATCCACAAGAAACCATAGAGGACATCAAGACGAGTAACCATCTGATCGGTCCCAGGAACATACGTCGTAATCATACGCATGGAGATGCCATCGAATTCAGCTCTGGCACCTTCATGGATGCCGCGAGGAATTTCCAGGTCCGCCGTGGCTAGAGTAACCGCTTCCGGCGCGTAGGCGAAGTTCTTGCGATAAGTCACGCTTGCGGCGAGACCCAAGGCAGGGTTCACAGCAGCGCCGTTAGCCGGGCTCACTGTCACGGTTTGATACTGAACCGGCTGGCCCAGGAAGCCAGGGATGAGCGCCGGATAGATCGGAATAACCGTCGCACCTGCCGGAACAGTCGCCGTCACCGCAAACTGGCGCAGCGCCCCAGTGCTCTGTTTAGTGATCCGGTTGACCTGGAACACGCCAGCAATGGTGATGATATCACCCTGCGCAAGGCCGTTGGCCAGAGCATTTACCGTGAGGTTCAACCCCGTTTGGTTCGCACCATTCACGGTGGCGGAGCCCTGAGCAAGGGCGCCGGTCGTGTGAGCACTCGCCGTCTGATCCTTCATCCAAATGAAGCCCAGCGCATCATACATGCGCCCGGTGCGATATTGGGTGGAGATCTCACTCGCAGGATTGAGCAACCCGGAGAGGGTCGAGACCACTCGGGCTTCCGTCACCGGGTTGTTGACGATCTTTCGATTTTCCACCGGGGCGGAGTTCAAATCGAGCTGCGCACCTGCCTGGAGATAGGTGCTCTGGATAGGCGAAAGCACGTTGTTATTGGCATCTTGGTTTGCAACGATGTTGCAGATGCCGCCGTCGGCACCGGAGATAATATCCAGGGCCACCGCGCCAGCCAAGCCATTCACCATCGGAGCAAGCACGCGGCGGGAATAATCATCCAAGCTCATCGTGCGATCGCTCGTGGAATACCCAACATCCACATGCTTCTGCGTGGCGAGGACCAGGGTGGTGCTCTGCTCCGCAGTGTCCTGAACCGACAGGGCCGGGCCAGTCGTCACAGTGAAATCGTTCGGCAGACGGATGCGCAGCGCCGTGCCAATCTTGGCGCCATTCACCGCGAAGCTATCGTCATACTGCATGTCCACATTCTGAATGAACGAGTTGGTGTTCTTCCAGAGACGGACGGCTTCGCGGGTAATCATGTTGATAGTGAGAAGCGAATTGGCCACAATCAGAGTCCTTTCTTTTTGCTGGAACAGCCTCCAGCGGGCTTCTCGAGTGTGGCCAACACCCTATTCAGCCATGCAGAGCATAAGTGGGATGCTCAGACTCCCGGCACCAGATCGAGGCTCTGGAGAGGCCTTCCCTAGCGGGACGCTATATTCACGAAGCCTTTCGACGGGCTTTCATCTGAGCCTCACGCCGTTCCATCCAAACCTCAATTGGGATGGAGTCCGCACGGTTTGGATCGTCGGGGGAAACCGACTCGTGCTGCGCGCTGCGGGAACCGACGGTGGTTTGTAGCGGGCGAGGGGCCTTCGAAATCGCGCCTTCGGAAGAGTAAGCCAAGCGCCCGATTTCGGTTCCGATTTCCGCGGGGGAGAGGCTCATGATCCGGGACGCCTCGTTCAAATCCCCGCCGATGGAGTGGAGGACATCCGCTGCACGTTCCCCTGTGCGAAGCACCGCTTGAACAAGGTTCATATAGCTCGCGACGCTTTCCGGGTCTTTGTCATCTACGAGCTTACGAAGATCAGTTACTCTGGTGTCGAAATCCTTATGAACCTTTCGGCCCTGATCGGCGACCTCGTTGCACTTTTCATCAAAGGCCCGCTGCGCAGCGATAGCACGAGCACGCTCCTCCGCTTTTGCGTTGATTGCGGCTTCGTCTGGCGTAGCCCCCGGAGCTTGCGCAGCCTTCGCAGCTTCGAGTTGCCGTTCCAACTCCCGCATCCGAGCAGTCGTCTTCGCGAAGCGTTTGTCCCGCCAATCCTCCGGAGGCGCAGCAGCAGGAAGCTCACCTCCGGAGGGTTTCGACGAAACATCGGACACGCCCGAATCGGATGTGCCGCCGGGATCGGCTGTCTGCACCGCAGGCTGAGCCGATGAAGTTGCCACAGGCGGGTCACTCGTGACTCCGGGCGCTGGGGCATTTGAAGGGTCTAGGGGCTCATCCATTCTCATTTCATCCTGCTGAGTATTGGCACTTCCCTTGGTCGGGCGAGGGAATTGTCAGCTAGGAGTGCCTCATATATCTCATCTTTCATAGCCTGATCGTAGGGAAGGGCTAACATTCCCGCAAGCGTGGACCGCGCGTGGGAAAGCAAACGTGGCGTCCACTCCCGAACAAAGGCCGCAATTAAGGCCTTTTCCGACCTTCCTGGGTGTTTTGCCTTCCAGGAGCTTCGCACAAGATCATCTTTCATCACGATCTCGTAGAGCTCCCCTGCGAGTCCTTCGGCAGTTTTGAGCACCAGGGTGTGGACATTAGGCACTTGGTGAAGCCTCCGGCTGAAGGGTGGATTGGTTTGCAGCGAGCACGCCGGAGAGGTTTACCCCGGCAGCTTCGCCGATCGTTTGGACGATGAACTGCCTCAGCCCCTCTTGATCCAAGGGAAGTTGCTTCTGTAAGGCAGAGAGCCTCTTCGTTTCCGCATCGAAGACTTCGATGTCCCTTAGCTCGTCTTTTCCAGCGATCTTGATGGAATCCTTCGCCGACTTGTCGAGGGCCTTTTTCAAGAGGTCTTGAAGCTGGGTGATCGTCGCGGACATTTTCTGCTCTTGCGGGGTTGGGCCTTGGCCAAGCGCCGCAGGCGGCACAAGTCGGCGAAGCCTCTGCGAAGCCTCCTGGGCCTCCTTGAAGTCCATGGCGGAAAGAAGAAGATCCCCGACAATCGGCGTAAGACTCGGTGCCTGTGTAAGCAACAGGGTGAGAGAGTCCACTGTTTGCTCCCGTCGCGTGCCGTAGGAAAGCCCAGCCTTCGCCCGCACGTCGTAAAGGCCGAGGGAAGGATTGAAAATCCTCTTCACCACCTCCCCATTATGCGCCTGCTGTTGCAAAAACGCCTTCCGGGCCAGCGGATCAATCTCAACTTCCTGATCACTTCCGTCCTCAGCCTGGATCTTAATCGCCCGCTGGGTGTCGTAAATCTTCGGAATGAGGTCGATGAGCTGGATTCCAGTGAAAATCAGCGCCATGCGATAGTTATCAACGAAATGGAAGGTGGCAATGTCGCTCTGCCCTTGTCTTTCCTGGATGGCCTTACCCGTCCGCTCATTTCCTCCCATCCCCATTTGATTTTGCCACTGTCCAGTGGTCATCATCATCTGCTGGAAGGCCGTGTCCATTCCACTTTTGTAGGCTTCGCTTGAGGCCGGGGGTTGTGTCCTCTGCGGAGGGGGGATTGCTTGCCCTTGCTCATCCTTGTGGTTGTAAGGAAGGATGGAGTGGTTTGTGATGTTTGCCGTGTTCCAGTAGACCTCGTAGTTCTCGATGGCATCGGCCGGGGCCACCCAGGGAATCTTGTTCTGCAACGCAACGTGTTCGACCTGAGCGCTCGCGTTGTAGTTATACATCCGCTGGGCGCCCTTCATCGCCCTCGTAAGGCCCTTCCGATCCAGAAGACCCTCAACCACCACCTCTTCCCCAGGGCACCGAATGATGGGGATATATTTCCCCGCCCACTCGGTTTCATCTACAATATGTTCACCGACGATGAGATACCACTCGATCTTCTCATCCTGAACATGGCGCCAGCGGGTATAGGGATCGGAAATCAGCGCCTGGAAATGATCGTCTGAGATCTGAGATTTTCTGATCGTTTTTCTCTTTCCCTCGTGCCGATAGGAAAGGAGCTTGTCTGGGGTGAGCACCTTGCGAAAGTATTCCGCCACCCGAACATGAGAGGAGGAAAGCATGTCATTCACGCCGGTGCCTGGGCCGAGAGGAGCGATCCCGGCATATTCCTTCAGTTCTGGATAGGCCTCTTCAAACTCGGCTTTAGGAATGTTGTCGAAGATGATGCCCCAGCGGGCATCGCTCCCGTTCCGCATCCGAATATCCGGATCGAGCAACACACTCGTGGGATCATTGATCGGACGAATGAAGATATCAAGGTCCATGGAGTCAGGACCAGCATAATCCGTGACGATACGCCAATAGCCGATGCCCCCGGCAACCTGGAACTCTTGTCCGATGGAATAGGCGAGCTGTGCCTGCGAAGCATATTCAATGCTTTCGACGATGGCTTCCATTACATCGGCGGACTCTTTAGTTGCCCCGTTCCCGGTTGCGACAACATTTACCCCTTCTCGCACCTGCTTCCCACCGTTCACCACCATGAGAACATGCTGAGCGATGTTGTTGATGGTGAGACATGGGCGTTGGTCCGAGTTTCTCGAAAAGCGAAGGGTGTTCGGCCACTGCCAGCCGTTGTCATCATCGCCATGGCGGAATTTCAAGTCCTCAGTAAACCTGATTTGAAATTCCGCTTCCCACTCACACGCCCGCTTGAAGCGGCGATTGGCCTCATCCACAATCGGATCGCCGGTGGGCTGCGCCAGTGTATCTTCTGCCGTAGACATTTACCGGGACATCCATGAAAGAGAGGGGGAAAAGGCTTCACTTGGCTTAGGCATTTTCGAAAGCCGGTCGATGAGTGCTTGGCTACGCCCAGTGCTTCGTTGGTTCATCGAGGTGGCAAAGGTGCGGAAGGCGTCGGCGGCATCGGAGTTGTCATCGTGAAGGGGCTCGGCTGAATACTGACCGTTTTGGATACGGAATTTGTATTGGCGAAGTCTCTTGAAGCCTGCGGCTGTTCCGGTTTTGTCAAACACGCACATGGGGAGGATGCTGCGCACCGCGTTGATGCCCGCTTCGCGAGGGGTTTTCTGTGCCACATGGGTCACAAACCCCTGCTGCTGGAAGACTTCCTGCGTACTCCCCTTCATAATAAACGTCTTGTTTTTTCCGTCATGTGGGAGGTAAACCGCACCGATTTCATACGGCGAAGCCTTGAAAATCTTCGAGAAGTGATAGGCATCCTCACCTCTGGCCTCATAATAGGCCAGGACCCGGAATTCAAACTGAACCTTTTGGATGAACCACGCAGTCGCCAGGTTCCTCTGCCCAAGATCCATGAAGATTTGAACCGGAACCTCTTTGAAGTAAGGAACCTCGCAGACTCGGCCTTCTGCGAGAACCTGCTGAAGCTGCTTCGCGTAAACCGCGCCTTCAGTGATCTGGATCGTTTGCCCTTCCCAGATATTCAGCGCAGCATCCGGATCGGCGAGGGTAGAGTGTTCAATCTCCGCGAGGGTTTCTTTGGAAATCCCAGGATTGTCCCTCCAAGTCATGTGAACGACGAAGGACTCTGGTGGAGGGTTCACCACAAAATACTGATAGGTGTAGTCGGTTTCCCACTCCGGGTTGAAGGAGAGGATGATTTCGCTTCCTTCCTTTCGGATGGTGGGGATTAAATATCCCCAACTCTCTTTGGAAACGTTATTTGCCTCTTCAATCCAGCAATAATCGACGCCCTCGTAGGACTTGACCTTGCGGGAATTGTTCTTCAAGCCCTCGAAGGAAAAAGTTGTTCCATTCGCTCCGATGATCCGGGCATTTTGGACTTCGTAGAACTCGTCCAGACCGAGAGCCTCAATCTGATCCTTCAGAAGACGATGAACCGATTCGGTGATGGACTTCTGCAACTCACGGCAGCAAAGAACCCGGATCTTGCGCTTGCTTCCTTCGAGGAGAAGGAACCTTGCTATACCCCAACTCCGGCCAGCACTTCTCCCACCGTAGAAAACCTTAAATCTCTTCGGGATGAAGAGACATTGCATTTTCAATGGAAACTGGATGGATGCGACTTGGGAGGAAAGGGCGTTCATTAGGGCTTTCGAGAAAGGGGTTTGGTGGCCACGAATGATTAAATCAAGTGTGGCCACCCAACGCTTTTTACTTCCGTTTCATCTTCACATGCTCAACCTTCTCGACCCGTCCGGAGACCTTCTTCCCGGACTTTTCCCGAATCTCAACCTCTTTCCCCTTACAGGCCTTCTTCGCTTCTTTCTTCTTTTCCATTTCAAGAGTTCCTTTTCGCTTGTTAGATGTGAAAGACCAGAATGCAAGTGCCGTTCAGCGCTGTCGTGCCATTGTTCGTGAACACAATCGTCGCCGTGCCACTTCCCATCGTCACGCTCGTCACCCCGATCGCCCCACCGGTGTTGCTCTTATTATACAACCCGACGAAGGGCTGTGGGCTCGTTGCTGTGAACTGCGAGTTCGTCAACACGAAAGAGTAAGTCGCACCAACGGCCGTGGTAAGGGCCTCTGTCGTGACATAACCGCCGGTGGTGTTCAGCGTCGCAGCGCCCGCCGTCGAGGTGGTTGTGTTTCCGATCATCTCGCCGAAGGCTTCAGCACCAACCTGGAAGGCGCCTGCGGCAACAGTCTGCGGGGCCACACCACCAGGAAGCTGCGTGTCAACCGGGATAAGCCCCCGACTTCCCACCTGAGTGTAAACCCCCTGCGGAGGCGCCGCAGGCGTGCCGTTAAAGGTGCTTGCCACCACCAGAGGAAGCCCGTTGGTGAGCCACCCTGCACCGCAAAGCCCAACAACGACCAGCCCACCAAAAAGCCACTTATTTTTCTTCAACATCTTCTCTGTTCCTTTTACTGTATGACTCTCACATTATACACACTCGCCGTAGGTGTCACCGCAATGGTTGCACAAACAGCGACGCTTACCACTCCAGCCGAAGCCACGCCTCCTTCCCACCAAACACCAGAACCAGGAAAAGTTACCGGGGTAACAACAATCACCATGCTCGAAGCCGCACCGGGAATTGAAACCGTCCCGGATGCGCAGCTTCCAGCGGTGAGAAGGCTTCCTCCAATCGAAGCAGAAGTCCCCGCCAGCGTGAGCCTGAAAGGCGCGCTAGCCGAAGGTGGAGAAGCCTGCGCAGCAAAGCCCCAGGCAAGGGCGAGGGCAATGATGAATTTTTTCAATTTCCAATCACCCCCACCCAGTCGCCAACGGTTCCGTTCACCCACACGATATTTGCATTCGACACCGCAAGCGAAAGCGAAGCCCCCGGCGCAAGCGGATACCCGTTCCCTGTTCCCCCTCCAGTATTATTCACTGTAGAAGGCCCCACAAATATCGTCGCCGCATTGGCCGAACTCGCCGTGATTGTGATCCCGTTTTCCAGGGCCCCTGACGAGGCAAGCTCGACCGCCGTTCCAGTTGCAGCGATCTTCACTTGCTGGGAAACGACAATGGAGGTTGTGCCGCCAACATCCACGGCAATAGGGGTGCCCCCGTCAACACCCTGGATGCTAAGCACCCCGCCAGCGGGAGTGCCCGCCGTTCCGGTGCCTTCAACGGTCACTTCGCCGCCGGTCCCCGTTCCACTCACCGGAAAAGGATGCGTGGCATCGACTTCCTGATACGAGGGACCTATTTGGTCCCCCGTGCTCGGGGCAATCCTATACGCAGGAACGACTACCTGAGTTGACAAGACTCTATCTCCCCACCGAAGAGGGACGGTTCATGAACTCCACACTTGCGCGGAGCCCCTCGGAATCGGTGGTGTCTCGGGCGGTTTCCACCCTTGCCGGGATGATTCTCGGAGGGTTCTTGTGGAAGGTTTCTTCATACTGTCCCCCAGGACCACAGCGAGTCACCATGGCCCCTCCACCACTCATAGGGCGGACAGTCACGGATGAGTGTCCCCCTACCTGCGGCATCGGGCGCTCTACAATCGCCCGAGTATCATTCAAACGCTTCGCCATGTTAAAGGCTCCTTCAAAGGAAGCTGCGCAGGGCGAAGCCTAGTGCCTCTTCTCATGATGCTTTGAATGCCCACCTTCGGGCTTCATGCCATGAAGAGGAGTGTGCCGGACATGATGCTCCTTGCCATGGTGGGGACCGAGATCATCATGGTGATGGGGATGCTGTGCATGCAGCTCCTTCACCGCGCCGTGGAGGGGATTGTGATCAGTCGGGTTCCCCATCAACGCCCCTTTCATGTCGGGGCTGCGCTCGTTCCCCACATGATCATGCTCAT